CCCTGCATTGAAGATACGAACAGTACCAAGATACTTGTTCTTAACTTTCTTTTCAATACGAGCATCCTCAAGAACATTAACAACTGAATGTTCGATCTTACGAATAGTTGCATCTTCTAACATAGACAAAGGAGTCTCAAGAGCATGACCAATTTCATGACAAACCATGAGCTCTTCTTCTACATCATTGATTGCATTTTCTTTCCAGATAGGAAGACCCAACTCACGATTCTTTACATCAAAGTAAGCGGTTTCCATCTGCTTATGAATTACAAAAATGTCCTCTTCAGCAAGGAGTTTCGCAATGGTGTTCTTTTTATTTCTCATCATATTATTATATTACCATACTAATTAAGATTTGTCAACAATTATTTTACTTTATTTAGGAATAATTCAACTTTTCCTAACGAATCTCTTATCTCTTGATTATTATTAATAATACCATGCTCAGGGACATTTGTCAACAAAAATCTTTTTTTTAAGTCATTGATTCTAAAGAGAAAAAAAATTATTTTTTTGTTGACAAACCTTATTCCATAGTGTATACTAATAATATAATCAAGAGAGAGAGAGAAAATTATGAATAATGAATTAAAGATTTTTATGAATGAACTTTGGGGTGCTGAAGGTGAATTTGTTGATACTCCCCTTGGTCGAGGTGAAATTGAAGAAGTTCGCACAATGGCCGGAACTGACTTTTCAGTTAGGGTAAAAATCCCTAATATAGATGGTTCTACTTTGTTTTCTGGTTTAACACTATTTGAGTTTAATGCATAATGAATATTAGACTCAAAGGTGTAACTGGCCACGGTAAGAACCGTATTCGTGAACAGGGTGATGTTTGGGAAGTTCTTACTATACAGGATGTTGGTATTATTTCCATGACTCCCATGTCCAGTAATTCACCTATAAGATCAGTAGCTACTAATGAGTGGCGTTGGTTAGATAAAAAAGACTTTGAAATAATTGAAAATAACTGTTGACAAATGTATTTCACTGTGTTATTATAAGATATGATGAAAATTGAGAGAGAAAAAAATATGACTGTAAAACTTACTCCACGTAAAAAATTGTTTGTGGAAGCTGCATCTGAGATGTTTGGTGCTGGTGCCATACTTACAAAAGCACAAACTAAAGAAGTTGCTGAAAAATTAAATATTCCTTCTCCTACTTGGTTTCGTAAATCTTGCTCAGTAGGTTACAATGCATACAAATTGCCGGGCGAAGTAATACCAGCTTCAGCTGTTGCACCTACCACTGAGACAATAAATACTACTGTGAATTTAGTTGCATCATCTAGTATTGATAATTTAGTTCCAACTGGCTTTGAAGGTTTTGTCGAGTGGGGACACTTCTCAACTCTGACCAAGATTATTAAATCAAAGTTATTCTATCCTGTCTTCATTACTGGTCTTTCTGGTAACGGTAAGACTCTGATGGTCGAACAGATTCACGCCAAGTTCAAGAAAGAACTTATTCGTGTGAACATCACCATTGAGACTGATGAGGATGATTTGCTTGGTGGATTTCGTTTGATAAACGGTGAGACTAAGTTTGTTCCTGGCCCTGTTATCGAAGCAATGGAGCGTGGTTGCACATTACTTCTTGATGAGTGTGATCTAGGTTCTAACAAGTTACTTGCACTACAACCTGTTCTTGAGGGTAAAGGTGTTTACCTCAAGAAAGTAAACAAGTGGATTACTCCTAAAGATGGGTTCAATGTGATTGCTACTGCAAACACAAAAGGTAAGGGTTCAGAAGATGGCCGGTTCATTGGAACCAACATTCTCAACGAAGCTTTCCTTGAGAGATTTGCAATTACTATCGAGCAACCATATCCTGCTGCTGCGATTGAAAAGAAAATCGTTATGGGTTCAATCCGTAAGTATTGCTCTTCTGATACAGATGTTGACCTTGATGGTTTTGCAACCAACTTAGTTACTTGGTCTGAAGTTATTCGTAAGACTTTCTTTGATGGTGGAGTCGATGAGCTCATTTCAACTCGCCGTCTGGATCACATCGTAAAAGCGTTTGCAATCTTTGGTGACAAGATGAAGTCTATCGAACTTTGTGTCGCTCGGTTTGATGAAGATACTAAAGCTTCCTTCATGGATTTATACACCAAGATTGATGCTGGTGTGGATGTCAGTGGTGAAGCTTCTGAGGAAGTTTCAGATACATCAGATGTTTCTGGTGATGCTTTCTAAAAAGTTCTCTCTAAACTTGGGGATACTGGAAACGGTATCCCTATTTTTTTTAAAGTGCATTGACTTTTAGGGCTACATGGTGTATATATAATAGAGAAGATGCCATAAAGGGTCTTCATAATAATCTTGCTTAGTAAAGGAGATATAAAATGGTTACGAGCAACACACTGAGTCTATTCAACGAAAATTTCAATAAACTTACACCCTATGCAGTAGGGTTCGATCATGTATTCGACACTCTTAATAGATATGTTGATAATCAACAAGCACAAGGATTCCCGCCCTACAACATTCGGAAGGAAGGTGAATACCACTATGTCATTGAGATGGCATTAGCGGGCTTCGGTAAAGAAGACATCCAAGTGGAAATTGTTGAAAACACTCTTTCAGTTCGTTCTATAAAAGAAAATTCTGAAGATGAAGATACGCAATATCGTGGAATTTCTTTTCGCAGATTTGAACGTAAATTCACTCTTGCTGATGATCTTGTTGTAAATAATGCAAACCTAGAAAATGGTATGCTTTATATTGATATAGAACGTATTGTACCAGAGGAAAAGAAGCCTCGACTAATTGAAGTGAAATAAACTCATAATAACAAGGAAAGGGGAATTGACTTTTGTTCCCCTTTCCTCTATTATAGTTATATATTAAGGAGATATTTATGAGCGAAGAAAATGTAGTATTACCATTATTAGGTATAGATGGTGATGATAAAATGGAAATTACCATTGAACCACAAATTCATCATATGGTTGCAAAAGTTAAATTTCATAAGTCTGTTGTAGATCAAATTAATGAAGAAATTGATAATGTATCAATTGCTAATGCTAAATCAAATGAAAATAATCTTGTTGGACAATTTAGACAAGATGAAAGATCAGCTCAACTTGAAATGAATTTGTCTACAGCTGTTGGAACTCAATTCAAAACAATTTTAAATTCTGCTGGAACAGCATTTTTGAATAACGGTTATAATAAAAAGTCTTATGCAGATTGTTATACTGTTTGGAGCAATCATTGTTATAGTGGTGATTATAATCCATTGCACGAACACAGCACACCAACGTATGCTGGTTTATCTGGATTTATGTGGTTAAAGTTACCTGATGAAATGTTGGAACGTCAACTAAAGCGTGGTCAACACAGAGTTAATTTAAATACAACTGTTGGTCAGTATGATGGTTGGAATCATATTATTTGGGGATTAAATTCAAAATCAGATATTTATAGATTAAAAACTCCAACTGAAGAATTTGTTCAGCCAGAAATTGGAACTATGTATATTTTTCCTAAATGGTTGCGTCATCAAGTTATGCCGTTTTATGGTAATGGTGAACGCCGTTCTCTTGGTATGAATTGGAATGTTATTGAATCTCAAAGTGAAATGCAAAAAATGATGACACCATCAGAGTATGAAAGTTTTGTTGAAAGGATTCCTGATGATTGGAATAGAAACGAAATCTACCCTATGGATTTGGGTGGAATTACAGTTCATGTGAAGTTAGATGATGTCTGATTTTATTCATACTGTAGAAATGCTTGATACATCACTCTGCGATGATTTAATAGATTATTATCATAACAGCAGTGAATATAAACAAAAAGGTGTTGTTAGTGGAGGGCTTAAACCCGAATCTAAAACATCTACAGATGTTACAATTTACCCCAACTCATCAAATAAATCTGTAGTAACCTATTTGAAGTTTGTAAATCAAGTTCTTGGTAGTTACAAAGAAACGTATGATGCGTTCATGTATCCAGTTTGTTTTGCAGAGGGAATGAACATTCAATACTATGAGCCAGGCGAAGGGTTTCCCAAGTGGCACTGTGAACGAGGTATGTATCAAACTAATCAAAGAGCATTAGCGTTCATGACATACCTAAACGATGTAACAGACGGTGGTGAAACTGAATGGTTGTATCAGGACAAAAAGTTAACACCAAAAAAAGGTTTAACTGCAATCTGGCCTACTGACTTCACACATACACATAGAGGTATTATATCTCCAACAGAAACTAAAATTATTATTACTGGTTGGTTCAACTATGTGGATGTTGCTGGAGCACATAATTATTACACTTCTGAGTATGCAAAAGTTATTACTCAAATGAAAGAAAATCCAGACATGGAAGTAAGCCTTAACTTGGAAGATAAATTAAATGGATAAGTATGAAAATTTTATAGAAACTGCAAATTGGAGTGTGAGAGAGGAGCCTGCTGTAAAAATATTTAGTCTAGACCTTCCTCAAGAAATTGTTGATGAAGTAAACGAATATATTGACAATGACACTATTCCAAATAATGTCAATTATGCTGCAAATTTAGCAGGACAATTAAAACAGAATGAAAAGTCTGCACAATTAGATTTTGATTGTAGTGACGGTGTTGGTTTGCAACTAAAGAGTCTTTTAGATACAATGGCCACTGCATACTTACAGAAGGCATATAGTCGTATATCTAAAGCAATGGTTTCTGATTTATGGACAAATCATGCATACGCTGGAGACTACAATCCATTACACGATCATGGTGTTAAAACAGAAGCTGGACTTAGTGGTTTTCTATGGTTGAAGGTTCCAAGTTGTATCAAAGGTGTTACTGAGGATGACATTGCAAAACAGGGATTGACTAATGCCTCTGGTCTTTGTGATGGTTGGACACAACTAGTTTGGGGTACAACTACTCGTAAGGATGTAATGCAACTAAGACCAGTAACAGAATCTTATGAGCAACCTGTAGCTGGTCGTTTGATAATCTTTCCAAACTGGTTAAAGCATCAAGTGTTTCCTTTCTTTGGTGAAGGCGAAAGACGTTCTTTAGCAGTAAACTGGAATATTTTTGATACTAAAAAAGAATTAGAGGCTCATCTTAATGGAGAAGTACAATAATTAATTACAAATATAATGAGAATAATGCTCTTAAAGAATTGAAAGAGTATATCGACTCGACATATAATGAACACTATAGCACGAACCACTTTCAAGCTACAGAGTTCATTATTGACGGTGGACATGGTGAAGGTTTCTGTATCGGCAACATCATGAAATACGCACAACGATATGGAAAAAAAGATGGTTATAATAAAAGGGACTTGCTAAAGGTCATCCATTATGGTATTATAGCTTTACACAATCACGATATTATGGAGAAAAGTGAAAATGAAACTAACTAACGAAACGATTAATGTATTGAAGAACTTCTCAACTATTAATCAAAACCTTGTAATTAAAGAAGGTAGCTCTATTTCTACTATGTCTGCAATGAAAAACATTATTGCAAAGGCTACAGTAGAAGAGAAATTTGAAAAAGAATTTGCTATTTACGATTTGAATGAATTTCTATCGGCACTATCTCTTTTTACAAATCCAAATCTAGATTTCAATGATAATTATGTTGTTATGACTGAAGATGGTTCTAATGGCAAATCTTTGAAGTATTGGTACTCTGACCCCTCTGTTGTTACTTCCCCAACTAAAGAAGTTACAATGCCTTCTAGTGAAGTTCAATTTAACTTATCCAGTGATACTCTATCTGAAGTAACAAAGGCTGCAGCAGTTATCGGTGTTCCTGATATGGTTCTTGAGTCTGGTGAACTTCGTGTCACAGATAAAAAGAATGATACTGCGAATAGTTACTCTACTCAAGTTGTTCAGAGTAATGATGCAGCAGAGGCTTATAAGTTCTGGTTTAAAGTAGAGAATCTTAAACTACTTCAAGGAAGTTATGATGTCCAAGTTTCTGCAAAGAAAATCAGTTACTTTAAAAACTCTAATTTTGATATTGAATACTTTATTGCCCTAGAACCTGAGTCGTCCTATGGTAATTAATCATGGACACATTTTTATGGGTAGAGCAGTATCGCCCTAAAACTGTTGATGATTGTATTCTACCAGAGTCTCTAAAAAATACATTTAAAGAGTTTGTAGAAGTTGGTAATGTTCCAAATATAATTCTATCTGGTGGTCCAGGCGTTGGTAAGACAACTATCGCAAAGGCTGTACTGGATGAAATTGGTGCAACATCTATGATGGTCAATGGTTCAGAGGAGTCTGGTATTGACGTTCTCCGAACCAAGATTAAAAACTTTGCATCTACTGTATCTCTTGAAGGTGGTAGAAAGTATCTTATTCTTGACGAAGCAGACTATCTAAATCCACAATCTACTCAACCAGCCCTGCGTGGTTTCATGGAAGAGTTTCATAAGAACTGTGGATTTATTATGACTTGTAACTACAAGAATCGTTTAATTGAACCATTACACTCTCGTTGTAGTGTAATTGATTTTACAATTCCAAAGTCTGAAAAACCAAATCTTGCTATGGACTTCATGAAACGTGTGGAGTTTATTCTACAGAGTGAGAGTGTAGAGTATGATAAGAAAGTTCTTGTTGAAGTTATACAAAGACACTTTCCAGATTGGCGGCGTATTCTAAACGAACTGCAAAGGTATTCTATTTCTGGTAGAATTGATGCTGGTATCCTAGTTGATATGGCAGAGATAAATATTAAAGAAGTCATGAAGTTCATGAAAGAAAAGGAGTTCACAAATGTTCGTAGATGGGTTGTTAATAATCTTGATATGGATTCTGTACGGCTTTTCCGTAGTATTTACGATAACCTTTATACTTTTCTTGATCATAGTACTATACCTCATGTTGTCGTTGTATTGGCTGAGTATCAACATAAAGCAGCATTTACTGCCGATCAAGAGATAAACCTTCTTGCTTGTCTTACAGAGATAATGGCAAGAGGTAAGTTTAAATGATTGAGGTGATTGATAATGTATTGGAAGACCATATTGCAATTTTAATTGATGACTGTATGAAAAACTTGTCTTGGGAGTTTGACTACGAATCTAAAAGAGGACAACCAAATAAACACTGGCACGTTTTCTGTGGTCATGATGAAAATGAATGTTCTGAAAATGGATACGATTGGGCTCATAGCATTTTTATTGCTGCAAAAAGTAAAGTTGGTAAAGAATTAACCTATGAGAGAATCTATTGTAATGCCCATACACATGGTATAGAACCACACTTACATAGAGATGATGGTCAGTTTACTATGATTTTCTATCCACGATTGGATTGGAAACCAGAATGGAGTGGTGGAACTATAGTTGATGGTCAATTAATAGAGTATGTTGGTAATCGTCTAGTTATATTTGATGCACATTTACCGCACAAAGCAATGCCAGTTTCAAGGGAGTGCTACGAGTTAAGAACAAACGTAGTTTTTAAATGTAATGTATGAGTTGAAAGTAAGGAGTGGAACGTATACGGCAGATAGTTTGCTTGAGCTATGTTGGACAGTATTTCGTCACCGACTAAATCACTTCCGTAAAGGTGAAGGGTTTAGAGATTAATGTATGAATTAAAAGACTATCTTAACGCCATAAACCATACAAAAGAAAAGTTAATGGATACAGAAGATGAAGAATGGGAGAGAAAGTATTCACCGTTCATCGTAAACAAGTGTCTAGCTCCATTTCAAGACACTATTCTGTTAGTTAACGAAATGAACCAATATCCTAATATAGACAAAAAACTTCAGTTTGACTTTTTAATAAATAGTTTACGTGCAAGGAAAAGATTTACTCCTTGGGTGAAGGCGAAAAAGTTAGACGATATAGAGTATGTTAAAGAGTTTTATGGATACAATAACAATAAAGCAAAGATAGCTCTTACTATACTAAATGATGACCAAATCGCCACCATAAAACAAAAATTAAATAAAGGTGGAAAACAAAATGGAAGAAGTTAATTGGACACAGGAGCATATGTTAGAAGTTGGGTTAAAAGAACCTGACGATTTCTTAAAAGTTCGTGAGACACTATCACGAATTGGTGTTGCGAGTAGAAAAGAACGAAAGCTATACCAATCATGCCACATACTTCATAAACAAGGTAAGTATTATATAGTTCACTTTAAAGAGTTGTTTGCTTTAGATGGAAAACAAACAAATCTAAGTGAAAACGATATTGCACGTAGAAACACTATTTCTAACCTACTTAAAGATTGGGGTTTGATTTCTATTATGGGTGATGCATCTAATGTTGCACCTCTTAGTCAAATTAAGGTTTTATCTTTTCGTGAAAAAAGTGAGTGGACTTTAGAGACTAAGTATAATATTGGTAAAAAGAAAGAGGCCTGATGGAACAGTTTAAATCCTTTATCACAGAAGAAAAAGATAGCGATTATCGTATACTTGTGCTTTCTGTAGAACATGGTGATAAATCTATAACCTCTAAGCGTATTAAAGAAGAGGCAGATAAATTAAATCTACCTAACTATGTTGCTCAAATAGATGGTTCATATATTAAATATGATAATGGTAAGCATACTATTTATTCTATAGATGATGATAAGGGGTTTGAATTAGATTCCTCTACTGTAGTGTTTATTCGTGGCACACCAATTAAAGATAGCTCTCTAGACTTAATATCAGAGATTGAAAGACTTGGACTTTGTTGTGTTAACAGTAGGACATCAATATCTATTGCAGCTGATAAGTATCGTTCTTATATTCGCTTAAAAGATTATGGTTTAAATCAACCAAAAACTGTTTTGGTTCCAAATGTAGATTCTATAGAAAAATCTTTTGAAAGTTTAGATACAAAGTTTCCAATCATTTTAAAAACATTAAGAGGCTCAAAAGGTGTTGGTGTTTTATTTGTTGAATCTGAAAGAGCATTAACTTCTATAGTTCAACTTATATTTAAGACAGACTCACAAGCAGATTTAATAATACAAGAATACATTAAAACAGAGTTTGATGTTAGAGTTATAGTTCTTGGTGGTAATATAATTGCTACAATGCAAAGAGATGTATTAGAAGGTGATTTTAGAAGTAATTATTCTCAGGGCGCAAAAGTTAAAAAATACAAACTTACAAAGTTAGAAACAGAACAATCTTTGTTAGCCGCAAAATCTGTTGGTGGTATATTAAGTGCTGTAGATTTTATTCCTTCAAATGATACTGAGAAGAAACCACCATATATGTTGGAAGTTAATAGTTCGCCTGGCACAGAAGGTATTGAAGAAGCTTCTGGTAAGAATATTGTTAAAGAATTTTTAGAGTATTTTCAGAATCCAAAAGTAAGATACA